CCTGTCATATACTGGAATCTAGTGATCGGAAAAACTTCAAAAAAATAGAATTTATAAAGTTCGCACGTAGTCATAATAAACTTTTTAAGCAGTACCCTCATTATAAGTGGATTACAAGACAATACAATTTTAATATAACTATGGAATTGAATGATTATATTTGCACAGTTGAGGATAAGAATGACAATAATAAGAGTATGTTAAAAATACATGCTTCTAGTGGTCCTGCTGCCCAAATGATGGCTTTTGCCATAGTACGATCACATATGATTAACAGTGGGGGAAAATATGTGTTTAAATTCACAGAAGATGACGTTCGTACTACTGAGAAAAGGGTCAGAGAAATAGGCCAAACCTTGGCTAATGATGTGAATTGTTTCAGAGTCATAGCGAAGACAGGTTATAGAAGAGCTTTTTCATTCCCTCATAAAGTTGTAACACCAAATTGGTTATCTAATTGTTACGAAGAGTTGTGGCCAAATTACGAAGTATCAAGAGCTCGTGGAACTTGTTATGTTTGTAAAGATGAATTGTTTTGTTCAGTTAATTTGAAGTGTGGATGTCTATGTCACCCTAGGTGCTTTAGAATAGACCAGAAAGAAGATGATAAGAAACAGTGTTGTAGTGGTTTTGAAGCGCCTTTTTCTTTTGAAAATGAAACTTCTAACATTATAGCAAGTACTTATTTAACCTGTAACGATCCGCAATTATTAATTGACACTATGGCAAAAATGTTACGTAATAAATCAGGAATTAGTTTAGATTCCAAGATCTTTAGTTCATGTGCCAAGACAATGTTTTTTCGCATGGGTATTAGTCTCGAGACTATTGATTGTCCAGATTTAACTCTTTTAACTACTTATGATATGACGTATCCTCGTCAGTCAAAAGCAGGAGCTTATTTTGGTAGAAATGTTAAGGATTATATTCCTGGTTATCATTATGTTCAAAATCCTTTAAAATATGAATGCTATGATGAATGTAGGTTACAAATAAAAATAATGGCTGATGAAGTTATGGAGTGTTTAAAGAATAATGGGGATCCTGCTAAAATTTTTGCTCGTTATCCATCCATATCTGTTTTTTCATCAAAAAGTGAGTCATTAGCTGAGGCTAAATTACGTTTGTTTTTTGTTCCACTTTTCATAAAGTTTCAATTCGATAAGGTTTATATGTATCCTATTTTTAGGCATTTATATAATAGAGGTTCTTGTATGGTGGGATTTCATTGGGATGATAATGGTGCTTATAAATTGTATGTTTATTTATGTGTTAACGTGAAGTATAAAGATAGAATTTTTTGGGAATGGGATATAGAGCGATATGATACATCCATTAAAGCTATCTTACTATTATATTTTTCATTGAATTTTTTAAAATTCTATAATAGTGATAGTCCCCACTATGATTTGTTAAAAAGGTTCGCCGCTTGGACAGCTGATGCTTATGCTACCAAGTATGTTAAATGGCTAGATGATACAGATTGGAGAATCATAGTTGGTGTTTTATTCAGTGGAGAGTATGGAACTTCTATGTTGGGAACTATAATCTCATTGTTTATGTTTGAAACTTATCTTTATTATATAAGGGATGAAATGTTCAAAAGGGGTGTTGCTCAAGAAACTATTAAAGATTTGTTGGATGATATAAAGCAAAAATCATATAGTGATGATGGTATTTTATCTTTACCAGTTGCTCTATCAAAGTGGTGTTCTTTATTAGAAAATATAATAGATGAGGAAGGTGAGATATTGTCTTTTTCAAATTATATAAAGTTACAATTTGATATACAGTTAAAACATAAAGAAAGTCATGTTTTTAAGCATTTTTTTTCTCAACCAGATGATAAAGGTGGATTAAAAAGGGTTGGTCCCAAAATTCTAAAACGTCATTTTATACGTGTTCAAAATGCAAAGGGAATGTTTGTTGTTGCATATAAACCAATGGCATATTCTCATTTTAAGTTATTTCGTCCAGCTCGGGAGATTGATTATGGATTACAATATATTAGAGCAATAGGTCACTTATGGGATACTCATGGAACCAATAAGTATTGGTGGGATAAAATCATGGAACATATATATCAGCTTAAAAATCTCCATGACGGGGGTTTTAGAGGATTATATGAAGATGCGGTGGCTATGATCCAAAATAATTTGGAGAAACCGTTATATGAGTATGTATTGGAGAGACTTGCTAAGAATATAATAAGAGACAAAATAACAGATAATATGTTATCAAGAGTTCCAACATTAGATGCAGTAAGGGCATTTTTCTTTTCTGTTCCTATTGGTAGTAAGATTGGGGGCTTTGATACTTATCCATTGATGTCAT